AACATCTCCTAAACCTGTTTCAGTGCCTTGCGTAATACGTAAATTATTTGCTAACTCTTCAGGTGTTAAATTACCGCGAAGTGCATTTGATGGGGTAAGTTTTCTAAGGCTCCCTAAAGCTTTGCCGGCAGGTATAATTGCAGGAAGGTTTCTAACCGTTCCTCTTAATAACTTTTCACCTGGGTATTGTGGCTTATCAAACAATTCATTGATTGCTTGGGTTGTGTCAGGAGTAATATTTTTAAGAAAGTTAGCTATTTCTTTCGGCCATAGATGTAATCGTTTATTAGCATATTCGGCTAGATTAACAGGGATGTGATTCAAATTATTAATCATTTCCTGACTACCTGCTAATCCTTGGATAGCAGCATGGGCTTTATGATTTTTAGCTAAATCATAAAGCCCCGGAACTTCTGTTTTAGAAGCTTCGTAAAGCTTGGGTATCTTTTGCAATCCATGCCATCCGGCAGTAGCTAAATCACCGCCTACTCTAAAAGGCGCAAAAATCACAGATTTTATTAAGTTTTCACTTTGCTCTCCTCCTGGATAATTTGCAAATAAATCTACTTCATCATTTGCGGCTGCTTTAGTGGATTTATTAGGATAGTTATGTTCGGCAAATAGATCTACTTCATCATCCATTATATCTACCCTCTTTTCTTAATCTTTCTATGACCTGCCCTCGAGTCATCTTACGTAATTTCATAGTAGATTGTATTGTTTTCTCAGTCACGGGATGTTGATTATATTTAGGAAGTGCTTCAAATTCTTTCTGAATTTTTTCTCTTATAGCGTCCCCATTAATTAATTCATTGGCCTGAACTAAAGCCTTCCCTTTATTTATATGATATTTTTCAATTAATTCTGAAGCAACTTTTGCACGTTGTAAGGTCAATTCATTAAATTCCTCAAGCACAGGTAATTTTCCCAACATGACGTCCGTATCTTCATGTTTATTAATTTTCATACTTTCTGACAAAGGAATTTCAGAGGCTAAAATACGTCCGCCAAATCCTTTAACTGTATTAGCAACTAGTTGTTGAACATTGGCTGTAAATTTCCCGATAATTTCTTTTTCTGCTTTAGTTCCAAGAAAAGATGTTAAGTCCGTTTGCGTACCTTTAAATCCAGGTAATTTCCTTGCGTTTTGAAATATTGGATTTTTAATAATTTCTCTTAAGTTTGTTAATGGAGTTTTAAGTTGTAAAGCTTGCGTATACTCTTGATCGAGTTCTTTTTGACTTTGTGCCCTTATTGTTCCGGCCTCTTTACCTTCTGCTTGAATACCCGCAGAACGACCTGCTTTCTCATCCCAGGTAAGTTCTCTTTCAGGTGCTTTTTGCCCTTCTCGGACTGTAAGCTTCATAGGCTTATTAGTCTCTGGATCAACTTCTTCTTGCGCCCCTATATACTCAATAGGAGGTGGAGTTTTACCATTTTTAATAGCATCATTCCAATTTATTGCACTATCTCTATCGGGAATTAGACCGCTATCAATCTTAGCTTTACCCTCAGGTGTTTGCGCCAAAGCTAACACCGCATCATTATATGCTTTTTCTTTTTCCTCTTCCTGAACATTCAAATCTTGAGCACCAGTTTGAGACTCATTTGCTGCATTAGATTGTTCATCATTCATAGGAGCAGCAGATTGAGGTCTTTCTTGATTTTGCGCAAGTGCAGCCATTTGATTTTGTGCCATAGGTTGATTTTGATTCATGGTTCTAGGCTTAAATACACTAAAAAGGGAATTTAGCATATTTTTTATTCCACCAGAAAAATTATTAGTAGAGGGCTGGCTACTAATTCCTGATGATCTCATTTGAGTTGGCATTTGATTTAATGAATTGCCACGTGCTTTATTAGAATTAAGGCCTTGATTAATTGGATTAGTAGCTGCACTTGTAACTAAATCTCTTAGCGTATTTTTTTGTGCGTCTGATAATTGCGCCATAAGCACAGGATTTTGCATAAATTTTGCTACAAATTGTGGTGCCATAAAATTAGCATAGGCAAGTTTTGAAGCAGCCTCAGCCGGGATTGTAGTATTAGCCCAGTCTGCTTTTACTTTATTATATCTACGCTCATGCATTTTATTAGCAAATTCATTAATAGCATTTAAATTAGATAGAAGTGGGCCACCTGGCTCAGCGTCAGGTACTACTTTAGATAATGGGAGCCATGACATAATTAATCCTTATTAAAATCCAAGACCGCCAAACATGCCGCCTATACCGCCTAACATATTCCAAAAATCATTTTGTTTACCTTGCTCTTTACCAAATGCGCCTTGACCCATCATTTCACCCATTTTACTAAACAAATCAGTAAGATGATTAGCCGATTGTTGGCCCCCTTCACGTAAATTATTTTGCCCCTGCCCATATTGTGTATTAATCCCTAGTACATGTTGCAGCCAATTATTTTGGTCTTGAGAGGCAATATTCCCGGCATTTTGTTGTAATTGCTGCATCATTGGAGTGCTGCCCATAAGTCCACTGGCAGAGGCTGCATTTTGTCCCGCATTCATTGATTGTTGTTGTAAATTATGAGCATAAGGACTTTCTTGATATTGTCCCATAAGATTATTCATAAAAGCTGCGGGGTCTTTTTGACCTCCTAACCAATCCTCATAATTGGCAAGCCCTCTTTTACCGGCTTCTGCATAAGGTTGTTGCGCGCCTTGTGCTTGATTCATCCATTTTTGAAATTCTTCCATAGCTTTATCATATGGCGCGCCTGAATCTCCAAACAGTCCTTTTAGCGCACTCCCAAGACCACCACCGAACATTCCTGCATCAAACATAGTCACATTCCTTGTGATAATTTACTTATAGTTTATACAATTACCGTCCACTGGCCAACACCTGCCACAACTTGCCACATTTGTAGTTGTGCGGTTCGTGGAGAAGCTGGTATATTTCCTTCAGGTACATAAATCATTTGACCTTCTTGTGGCTCTTGAATCAAATTTCTATCAGCTAATGGAACTATTGGAATAAAAGTACCATACGATCCCAAATATCCTTGCAACGTCTCAACAAATGTCGCCATAAAATCAGCCCAAACATTACTTAAATAAATATGATTTTTAATAATAGGGTCGTATGTTGGAAAGTCATCAAAATCTCTAGCCATAATTACTCCGGTAATACCTCAAAATCCCAAGCAGCACCTAAAATCACAAAAGGACTTGGGCCGTAAAATACAATTTTAGGCGTAAATCCTTGTCCTCTGGGTGTTGTGCCTAACTTTCTCCAAAGCGTTCTATAAGTTCTTTCACCAATTTTGCCCATTAAAGCAGGCAATTGATTACCATAAGTTTGGCCGCCATCTTTAGAGATTGATAAATACACCACAGGTCGCGGCCCAATTACAGGCGTTTTCTGCTCTAAAACGATATTAACGCCTGCCTCTGTCAGCAAATCAACACCTGATTCTGTATCTAAATTAATATCGACTAATACTTGTATGTCTAAAGAACCTTGTAATAAATCCACCTGAAATCTATCTATCCTTAAGCGGTTATATCCCTCGGGCGATATTTGCCGTCCAATTCTCATACGCCTAATTTGCTCACCGTCATTAGTATATGTTGTATCGCTAACTGAATAAAAAATAGCAGACTTATAAGAGCCATAATAATTCATGCCATTAAAATAGGCATGAGTTTGCGCAGGATGTCTATCAAAATTCAATACTTCTTCTTCATGCCAGCGCGACTCATCTTGCGTACTCATAGAAACATTAAAGACAAAGGTATGATTAGCAAGTGTGAAATTAAGTCTATAAAAAATAATGCCATTTTCTTTAATTAGTAAACCCCTGGCATCTGCAACACCTAATAAAGGGTCGGATGCATATTGCGCTAGTTGATAATCAAGTGCTCTATTACTTGATAAAATCCCCTCACTACCCCTCACACCCATAACACCTGCAAGTCCGTCTCTGTCTTGTGCTAAAAAGAACATCATATCAAGGCCTGCAGACACACTACCTATAGCCGGTGTACCAACCTCCATAAGCAACGAGTTATTGCGTCTAAACGGTAAATTTGTGCCCTTTCCTGCGTTCTCCCAAACCTCTGTAAAGTTTTGCGAAAATAAAAATATACGTCTATGAAGTGTTCGACAAGCAACAATAGTGCCAGGATGTGAGGTAATGCTCCCAAGTTGTAATTGTCCATTATTAGTAACAAATATAGGTGCTGTTCCCGTCGTAGCAAATGTAATTGCCGCACCATAAGGTGTTGCAGAAATTGTAAATGTTCCGATACTTACGACACTTTTAACATAATATGTTATGCCTTTTGCAATTGCCGGTGTTCCTGTTGGGAGCGTGCCTGAGCCATTAAATTGTATTGGTGTCCCTACTTGGTAATTTAGGGTAGTACCAAAACTTGTAATTGGATCTAATACTAAATTAGGTGAGCCACCACTTGTTGCTAAAAAAGCATTTCCTGTGCCTGTTACATAATCAGCACCCCATATTAAACCTTGGTTAATTTGTGAGAGTTGAAAATTATTTGTTCCTCCATTAGCTACAAGGAAAAACCCATCTAAATAACAAACATCAATAGGTTTTATAGGAAACGATGGATCTGTAATAAGAATTAATTGGGCATCAGGATTATTAATATCATAAATCCAACCTTGCTCCCCATCGACAATAATTACTTGAAAAGTGTTAGCATCAATACCGACATAACCGACATTAGTGCTAAGTGTGCCTATTTTTAAGGTGGTAAGAGAGTTTGTGGCACCTGTTGTAAAATATACAGACGCGCCAAAAACATTAAAAATTCCATTATTAAAAACAAAACTAGCCCTTGCGCCACCGGACTCCGTACCAAAATCAAGATTAGCATTTATAAGCCCTGCAGTGGGCAACAATACTTTAGACCGTTTACCCTCTTTATCCAAATACTCAAACATATTAACAGTGCGTGCAGCACTAATAGTGGTAATACGCTGATTATCATAACTGCCAACAATATCGTAGTCTTTACTCATATTAGTAAGCCAGGATATTTTGCCAATAGAATGGCTCAGGACGGCTTAATATGGCTGATGGACGTACAGTAACATCAGTCTCATTAGCATTTTTAATGATGTTAAAATAATCTTGATATTCTTCTTCGGCTGATTGCGGCCAATTGCCTGATGGATAATAAGAT